CTTGATGCGTACCTTGTCGCCATAGCGGACAGAGGACTTACTGACGGGTTCGCCGTCGTTGTCGATGACAGGGAACTCGTCGAACTTGGTGGCGAACTTCCGCTGTGCTTGGTTTTTGTACTCACGAATCTTAATACCCTCTGACTGGAGCTTTTCAGCTTCAGACTCGTCGAGGGTTAAGACCAACGAATACTTACCAGTCGATTGACCGTTGTATACTTCATGCTCTGCTAGGTTAGCAAAAGCGACCGTTCCAGTTACTACTGACATTATCTGACCTCCTTAGGTGCAGGTGTTGTAATCGGGGTGTCCTGTAAGACAGCCCCAAGCTCTAATAGACGCTTGCCTGACAGGTTAGACAGACACGCATCGTATTGCGGTTCAGGGTCGTCAATCTGGTCAAAGACCCTGTTCCGTAATTCCATTAGTATAATCGCTGTTGAGATATTATGCAACAACATAACGACACTCCTTGATAAATTCTTTCAACTCTACCTTAGTTAACTTAAGTTTTTTACTATTAGTTTTTTTAATATTAGTCCTAAGGTGTTTCCTAGGTTTCCTAAAGTGTTTCATAAGTTACCCTGTGTATACTTAAGAGTATACCATCATTCCTCTCTTTTCTCAACAATTATTCCTTGAACAAGATCACCTATTGTGGCTTCTTGCTCGTAGAGCGATATCTTGACCTCTGTCAAGCAGTCACTGCACAAATCAAAGAACTCTCCGTCGGTGTCCTTTCGTGTGCTTTCGTAGTCCGTTAGTTCAGTGTTACAAGCTCTGCACCTCATGGTCTTAGTCCTCTTTGTTGTTCCAGTAAGTTAGAGCCCACGACAGGAGCCCTCCTGATATCATTGCTATTGCTATCGCTCCAACCCAGAGCAACACAAAATCTTCAAATGTTATCGTTTCCATTGTTTAATTGCCTTTTCTAGCTGATTATCATGTAAAGAGCCCGTAGGAGCCACGGAGAGCTCCTGTGCTCGACGTTTGTAAAATTCTGATAGTGACCTATTGCCCTGCCAGTCGAACTCCTCAGCGAGGAATTGACACCAGAGCGACGCACAGGACATCGTGAGGCCTCCTGTGAACTCGTCACGCTCTACTGGTGGAACTTTATTCATAAACCAAACCACCAAAAGCCTTAACGATTTTGTCAGATAGTTTAATCGCTGTCTGAGCGTCAATCTTCACCCATTCCCCACTTTGTGTTCCTAACTGCGACACAATATCAAGCAAATCAGCCTCGACCTTTCGGCTTTGGTTGACTTTGTAGACCCTGAGGAATTGAAAGTCCTTAAAGGGTGTATGTGTGTTAAAGGTCACAAGGCGGTTTGATGGTTTAGTCGTCCGCCCGATTTTAACATAACCGCCAAACGTCGGAGATCCGGCCAAGTAGACGAACTCCATGTGTTTGTCTCTCATCTTTGCGGCGTACTCACGGGCATACATAAGCTGTTCTGGTGTTATGTTGACCTTCTTTCTTTTGTACTCTGTGGCGTATTCTTTCGCACATGTTTTACAGTATCCGTGGGGTTTTCCTTTGTACAAATGGAAGGACTCCGCCGGCTTGGTTGTTTGACAACGTGAACAATGTTTCATTGGTCTTGCTCCTTTACACGTTCTAACGATAACTCTGCCCAAAACTCCTCATAGTCATCTGACGAATCCTGCTCTGAATCGACATAATACAGATAAGTTTCTTTATTAAGTTTGTTAGTCGCCTCCTCAAGAGATTCAGCCTCTACAATAAAAGTGGTCGTCCCTGTCACCGTCTCTCTGTACGGTACATTAAACACAAAGTTTTTCATTTTGAAAATCTCCCGTTGTGGTAGATCAAATCGCAAGCGGCCTCATAACGTGCTTCACCTTCAGCCTCAGCCCTTAGGGTCGCTTGGTATTCGTCCCAAGCGTCGTCAGCCGTCGAGCCTGTGATCGTTTCGTAGACATCAAACCAGACAGTGTTGGTTTGCTTCTGTTGAGTGATCGCAAAGATCACCTCCTCAATGACCCACTCCAACTGTGGGTCGTAGTCGTCAACATCGTTGATGTCGTGGTTCTCGTGGTCAGTCATTGTCAACCTCCTGTTCGTAATACTCCGGCTCGTTGAGGTCAAACCCACAAGCCCAAGCAATCAGGCCGCCAAATCCCATCACAAGGGCGAACCCTGCGATTCCTGCTAGTGTTAAGAATAATCCTTCCATTTTTACACCTCAAAACATTCAACAACTTTAGACCAGTCGATATGCGACAGATCATCATCTAGGTACAGATGTTTTTCTGTTTGCTCTGTCCCGTCCTCAAATATTACGATCACTTTATCAGTGAATGAAACTTCAGGGAATTTTTCTTGCCATACTTCCATTTTCAATACCACTCCTGTGCTTTTGCAATTCCCCAAGCGAGAAACGTCATTGTCCAAATTATTAACATTGTTTCTTCTGCGCCTGTCATGCCGCATACCTCTCAGCCCTCTGGTCAAGCATGATAGCCTCCTGCATACCACGTAGGAACTCGTAGCACTCCCGTGCTGTGCCGTGGTTAAGGTCACGCACTCCGCCACCTGCATTAACGATTTGCTCGACATGACAACGGCCACTGTAACGCCTGACCAGAATATGTAATTGTTGAGCGTGTAGGATGCCGTCAGCGTCTCGCTCGTATGCTGTCAACGGATAACCTTTCTCGTGGTTGATCCAGTCCGTCAAGTTCTCTAGATGTGCTTGTGTGATTCTCATGGTAGTTCTCCTCGTTGTGTTGCTACCCAGACGACCAGTATAGACTGATCGTTTCGCCTGACGCAACTCAGGCTCATCAGTGGGCTTAAATGCCAGTGGTGTTCTCCTGTATGTATATAAGGTTCAGTTTGTTAATCAAGTCGCGCTTGTAGTCAGCACGGGCGATCACTTGGCTCAAGCCATTGTTAGCACGGATAGACGTATCCTTAGCGACCCAACTTCCTGCGACTTGTAGTACAGCGATATGCTCTGCGCCTTTTACAACCCATTCGGCTGAGTCTGTGCCCATGCCGTTGCCGTTCCATTGAGTAGGTTTAGACTTGGTGAGGTGAATGTAGTTTTTCATGTGTGTTCTCCTTAGCGTGGATACAATAGTTGGCTAGGTTGTTGCTGATGCTCAATAACAAAGTCAGAGAGCAAACCATTACCGCGCAGGGTTTTCTCCATCTCCTTGACGCGCTCTAGATCATAGCTGACCATCAACAGAACCTTAGGTGCCTGATTCCATTGAGTGCTCCCGTATGCTTGAGCATATAAACGATATTCGACTGTTGTATCTACTGTGTTCATGTTGACTCTCCTGAATGGTTTTGTGTCGTGAGTAATAATGCAGACACCGTGCCAACTTTTAAAACCCTTGCCATTACTGGCTTTCAGGATTATTCTTAGACCTTAGTCTAGTTACTGTTGGTAACACTTGGGTACTTTGGTAACACCTGTGTAGTGTGGTTTGGTAACACTTGGGAGTTTCTTGGGTGTGTCTAGAGGGATCTACTCAGGCACACACATGCACCACTTTAGCACACCTTGCCCCACTTTGGTGCAACTCATGCACTACTTTGGTGCACCTGTGTGTAACCTGTGGATAACTTTACCAACAGCTTATGCACAACTTATGCACACCTGTGGATAACTTGTGTGTATCCTGTGTGTTTCCTGTGGATAACTTGGGTGGGGCCTAAGTGTGGCCGGGGGAGGGGGTTGACGTATGTTGTAATTTAGATGTACCCGCTCAGGCACAACAAAAGCAACCTTCAGAAACCTTTCAGAAACACATAAAAACCCTATTAATATAACAAAAAGCTATAATGAACTACTTAAGCTAACCTTTTGTTATACTTAAGTGTTTCTTTAGAAGAAAAAAGTATAACAAATGTAAACAAAAGGCTTGACAAGTAACCCAAAGGGCGGTATCTTAAGAAAAACAGTAGAAACCTCTTGACATTTAGAAAATATTATGCTATAATATACATATCTTAAGAGACAAATGAGTCATCGTTAAGTAATTCGTTCAGTTAGTCGTTAAGTTTTACAATCATGAAACACTTAAGTACCTATGTAGGAGAATACTTATGTCAGAATCTTTATCCCCAAATGGTAAAAAGTTAGGTCGTCCTAGAAAACAAGACGTAGAAGCTAAAAAACCAAACAATAGGGGTAAGGTTGGTCGCCCGAAGGGTGATGCGGCGATCATTAACGAATATAAAGCACGTATGTTGGCTTCACCTAAGTCACATAAAGTGTTAGAAAGTATTTTAGATGCGGCACTTAACGACGACCATAAGAACCAAGCGGCGGCTTGGAAGTTACTAATGGATCGTATGTTACCTGTTAGTTATTTTGAAAAAGATAACGCCAGTGGTGGTCGTCCTTCAGTGTCAATTACAATTAGTGGTATAGGTGACCCTAAGATTTCTACTGAAGAAGACATTATTGAAGCGGAGATAGTTGATGACAACAAAGAATGAGCTAATAGAAATTGTCAAAGAAGACTTAATCCGTCACGAAGGATATGTTACTGAGATCTACCTGTGTTCTGAAGGGTATCCTACGTTTGGTATAGGTCATATGGTCACTGAGACTGATATGGAACACACTTGGCCTGTAGGGACTCCTGTAGAAGACGAAAGGATTCTGGATGTCTTTAAAGAGGACTGTGAGGCCGCCTACAGCGACGCCTGTGCTATCTTTATGAATCTTGATAGTCAACCTATGGATGTCCAAAGGGTCTGCGTTAATATGGCCTTTAATCTTGGTCGTAACCGTCTTTCTAAGTTCAAGAATATGATTCGTTACGTCAACGAAGGTAACTACCTAATGGCCGCTAATGAGATGATTAACTCTAAATGGTACGGTCAGGTAGGTCGTCGTAGTAAAGAGTTAGTTGATATTATGAAGGACGTTAATGTCGACTGAACTTAACGTCGAGTTACTTCCTTGGCAACAAGAGGTCTTCAGTGACCCTACACGATTTAAGATTGTTGCCGCAGGTCGTCGTACTGGTAAGTCCAGACTAGCGGCTTGGTTGCTCATTATCAATGCACTACAAACAGAACGTGGTCATGTCTACTATGTTGCTCCAACACAAGGGCAAGCTAGGGACATCATGTGGACAACTCTGTTAGAGTTAGCCAATCCTGTTATTAAAAGTTCGCACATTAACAACCTTCAGATTACTTTAATCAACGGTTGTACAATCTCATTGAAGGGTGCTGACAGACCAGAAACCATGCGTGGTGTCAGTCTTAAGTTCCTAGTTATGGATGAGTATGCTGACATGAAACCGTCAGTATGGGAACAAATCTTACGTCCTGCCTTGGCTGACCAAAAGGGCGATGCAATGTTTATTGGCACACCAATGGGAAGGAACCACTTCTATGAATTGTATCGCTACGCTGAGCTTGAAGATGATGACAGCTATAAGGCTTGGCATTTCACATCTTACGACAACCCACTACTCGACCCAAACGAAATTGATACAGCTAAGAAGTCCATGTCGTCCTACGCATTCCGACAGGAGTTCCTTGCATCGTTTGAAGCAATGGGTAGTGAAATCTTTAAAGAAGATTGGCTACAGTTCTCTGATGATGAGCCTGACGACGGGGATTATTATATTGCAGTCGACCTTGCGGGTTTTGCTAATGTTGAATCTGCGACTAAATCCAAAAACACCAGACTCGACCAAACAGCAATAGCAGTCGTTAAAGCAGGGCCGGAGGGTTGGTGGATAGCAGACATTATACATGGCAGA